CCTTACGGAAACGTCTTAGGTTCACACACTCTAACAGACTGAGTGTAGCATAATTTTATTAAGCTTTGAACAAAGAAACAGTCAAATCTAAACGACAAAATTTCCACACCAAAGGTGAGAGATAAATTCAGGATGTTTTCTGGACTTGTTCCTATCGGACGATTACCAACCCGAATTCGAAAGGAAGAGTTCACGACCCACACAGATCCCTTCGTTCTAGAAGCCCTTAACCAGTGTATCACCCCAGGACAGAAACAACTTCTCCACAACTACAGCAGAAGTTATTATACTCTTGAAGGCCACATGGAATCTATTAGTAAATACAACACTACTAGAACTAAAGAGCCACCTAACAATATCGAATGGACTGAAACAGTAGAATATGCGATGCAATATTTTCGCAATCTACCACGTGTGACAGCATTATCCGCTAACACGGATTTCAACCACGTCAGGTTCCACCAAAGCACATCAGCAGGCTACGGATACCACGACAACACCGCTTCACACCCCACACATAAAGGACAGCCCGACGGTTCCAACCACAAGAAGGCTAAACGTATCGCTTCCAAAATAGTGCACGAAACACTCGCAGCACACCGAAATACCAATATGAAGCAATATCTCGAGCAGCTACCAAGCAACTCGACTCCCGACATTTCTTTTACAAGAACCCAACTCGTAGAGAGACCAAATCTAAAGGTCCGAAACGTATTTGGAGAATGTTTTCATTATGTTTTATTAGAAGGACTATTCGCACAACCACTCATTCAGAAGTTCATGAGCATTAACTCATTCTATTATATTGGAGATGACCCTTTATTAGGCGTACCGAAATACGTTGAAAGTTTATCAGATGAGCAAGACGCTAAATTCGTCACTCTAGACTGGTCCACTTTCGATGCATCGGTTCAGCCCTATGAGATCGAACTCGCATTTGATCTTATTGAATCAATGATCGACTTTCCCGATCTTGAGACTACACTAATCTTTAAATATGTACGCACTCTTTTCATGAAAAGAAAGCTTGCCGCACCAGACGGTCAGCTATTTATGCGATATGGAGGTATCCCTTCCGGATCGTATTTCACGCACATAGTCGATTCTATAATCAACTGGAATCGAATCACCTATCTATTTAGGAGACTAAAGATCCCAATCAAAAGCGTTATCACGCATGGAGACGATTCACTAATTGAACTCCTCGCCGCTTTTGACAGTCTCTATCCTCTGATCGAGGAATCTACCCCACTCGGATGGATTCTAAAACCAGAGAAAATCGCCCTCGTCCAAAACAAATCACAAATTGAATTTTTAGGACGGAGCGCACGCAACGGCGTAAACTATCGCGATCCAGTAAAATGTTTCCGACTACTAGTTTACACTGAGTATGAGGTAACCGATCCTCAAGTATCTATTGCACGAATCAAATCCATCAATTCCGACTCAGGTTTAACCCTACCACATGTCTCGTACATGTACAACTACCTGGCTAGAAAATATGGCGATGATAACAAGCCACTGCCTAATCAATTCAGAAGGTTTACGCAAACTACTTATGATGATCATGTTCCCACTAGCATTTAATCACTTTTAATGCATGTTTCAACTAATCAAGATAGCTATAAATAAACTAACTCCAGTTTGTACACAGCACTTTTCGAATATCTAATCATAGACTTTGAATCTAACCTTGTTTTGAATTTCATACGTTCTACGTCACGTAGAATCTAAATCACCTTTCCAGTTCTTCAGCTTGAAGATCCCCTCGAGCTGAAAAACACC